CGGCGGTCGCGGTCTTTTTGCGAAAATGTAGCGGTGTCACAAGTGCGAATACTTGCGATGAAGATGAGCACGAGTTCATGATAGCGATCGATGATGAATCTAGGAGTTGCTATTACAGACACTACGCCATGTCACCTGACACGATAGAGATCATGTTGACGATACTGCTGTGGTTGGTAGCTGTGTCATTGGTCACACGAACGTTCATGATGCTGAACTCGCGGCGGAAGCTTGGCAGCAGCATGCATCAAAGGATGTTGAAAATCGGGGCTTACAATGTCATCCCGAAATTTCGGTGGCGTCGTTGCTTGTGTTCCTTAACAAGTAACGATGCGCGAGACAAAGAGAGCAATTGGTTCGACAGGACAATAGCTCCGTGGTTGCGTCACGGCAATCCACTGGTGCGTGAAATGCAAAAGGCCGACTACACGTCCAGGATCAAGATGACTTACAACCACGAAAGTGTTGGTAACTCGGCCATGGACAAAATGCAAGAGAACGCCGTACGGTACTATGCAAAACACGGTTCGAATTTGGAATCAGAACGAGTGTATAGAAAGCCGATACTCGACGTTGCGCCATACGTCAGTTCAAGTGCGTTGGACGTACGCAAGCCACGCCCGCAGACTTCAGTCGTAACGAAGGTGTTGGCCGAAATGGAATTCGAATTGGCCTTGTTGAACAAGATGAAGCGAGGTGTGGTTAGATACAAGTTTGTCGAGCACACGGTGTATAGGACGGCGATGAAGTTGCGAATGATGTCGATGGTTTCACCACTAAACAAGGTGATACAGTGTTTTACCATGATAATGATTGTAACGTTGATCGTGTTGTCGTACGAGTTGTACAGCAACAGAATGTCTGGTTACGACACGGCAGCTCACACGTATGATTGCAACGACTCGGGTGATGAAAGACGATGTGGAATTGTCGCGGCATGCTACTGGGACAGCAATCAGTGGTTGGCGGCAATTCTTGCTGCGGGAATGAGCACCAATGCAAATGTGTACTTCGCTGTGTTGACATTGGGATATGTGTTTATAATCCTTAAGTCTGAGGTGTCGGACAGGCGGGAATTGCGAGCAGCGCTTAAAGAATTGGACGAAGAGTACGGGACAGAATCGACGAAACTGGGAGCAACCAGCAGATTAGTCGAAGACTACATAAGCACGAAGTCCAAATCAAGGCAGATGCTATCACGCATGGTCGACGCAACGGAACGTTGCAGGTCATCGAAGAGATACAGTGCAGGAAAAGATTGGAATTGGTTCTATCTCCAAAATTGTCCCATAGTGGCTAGCGATGCGATGGTGACATTTAATCCAAATTCTGAAGTGCTTAACAAGGACAGTCTCATGAAGCACGATTTTGGTTACACTGGAGCAAATCTCGTTGATTTGGTGGAGCAGGTGCAGTTCGATGATGCCACATTGGCAATGGCGGTACACGCGGAAATGTACGATATTGAGCTCAGACCAATGTTGGCTGAATTGACTCTGCGCAACATGAGCAGTGAGTTCACGGAATCGCTGAGTGATGAC